TTGCTTTTGCAACCATTCTTGCAATAGGTGTTGCAGTTTGATAAAATAATTTAGATGATTTAAATTCACCATAATCAAACTCTTCACCTTTACTTAATTTATAAGAGTTAAATTGTTTAGGGCTCAAGGCTTTACTTTGACCTGTGTTTTTATTTTTCACAAGCACACGAGCCTTTGACTTGAACATAGTATCATCTATGTCAAAAATCGTTAGGCCCTTACCTTGTCCTTCTGTTATAAACTCTTTAAAATTATCCATAATTGATAGGTATATTATATCACATAATGCGATAAATGTAAATACCTATCTATTTATATTAAAAGTATTTTCTAATAGTTTCTATTTTATCGTCAGCCTCGGCTATCTTAGCTACTTGAAGTTCTATTGCCTCAACGATATCAGGGTGTTCTCCTATACCAGCAGCATTCTTTTGATATACCTCAATGTTTGCTACAGCTATGGCAATCTCGCCTTCTAATTTTTTAACCAAAGCTTCTAATAAAGGACCAGCATAAGTATAAGACTGAGCTTCTCTCATTTGTCTATCAATATTATCAGACATGTTTCTCCTTATATAGTTTAATTGTATTAATCAATTCATCAACCCAGTTATCTCTATCTTCGATAAAGATTTGTGGACCTTCATCACCTGCTATTGCAACTACCAATTGGCGAATAGGCATTTCTGTCCTTTCTTCCCACATAATTGCATACGCAGCTGCTTGCATGAAGTAACCACTTATCCATTCTTTTTTCTTTTCTTTACGAGATGTTTTCCAATCAATGATGGAATCCACACCGTTCCATTGCCCTACACAATCCACTCTTCCTGCAACACCTAGATGTTTAGAATAAAGTGGGGCTTCTTGAGCATATACTTTAGTTAATGACTTATCTACTATTGGTTGTATGTCTTTAAATGTTTGTATGTTATGTGGCATTACGCCATCTAAATAATCTGGATTATTGTCTACATATTTTTCTAAAACAGTATGTACTTTTGTACCACGACTACTTGCAATTCTTGCTATACGATTGGCTTCTTCTTCACCAACTCTTTTACGCCATGCCATGATAGCATCTTTTGATAGTATAGACAATACAGTTGTAATCGATGGATATGTATTACCATCTGGGTCTACATACTTTCTTCCAGATTCTTTTGTCTCTGCTTTTAAATCGGAGTAGCCTAACTCCACTGGTTCGTGTATAAAATTCATGGTGCTTCGACAGCAAGTTGTATAACTAAAAATGTTGTCATCATAAAAGCCAAGGCACCGAATTGTACCAAACATGCAATAACGATAGTATGCAATGCATGGTCTGCCCACCATTTGCCTTCCGTATCATGCCATTCTTTTATAACCTCTGGAGAGGCCTCTTCTGGTTGCCAAGCTATACCTGGCTGTTTTGCTGTTTCCATATCTGTTGATGTAAATTGTATTTCCATTTGTTTCATTTGGTTTTAATATTATCCCTAAGTCGTGGCGGCAACCCGCTCTTGATTCTAGATTGTACTTCTTTCCAGCCGTCTCCAGCTCTATTTAATACTCCTTTACCGCCATCAAAATCTATATTTACTTTTGAATAATGACCTTTGATATGTGGATTCTCTTTTAAGTATTTTACTTTATCATCATAGGACATAATCTTTTCAAAGACTTCATCTGTCTCAGTATTTTTAAATTCATATGTTGGCATTAGCTTGCATACCCCGCATTAGCTTCCCAGTTTGGGTCAAAGTTTGGTTTATATCCTTGCCACCAATCAGGAGCTTCTCTACCCCATTCCCACTTGGCAAAAGGCTTTGCGGCATGATAGTAATTACGATATGCTGCTACTGCATCGCCTGGGACTTTACATTGTGGAAAGTGATTCATGGCTTGTGGAAACTCGGTTAATCCTACATCTGGTATATTGTTTGGTATATTACCTAATAATATTCCGAGTTTTCTAAATGTTTCGTGTATTTTACCTCTACGATATGTAAATTCTTTTGACATTGCAACAAAGTGGTCGTAGTGCCATTCGTAGTTTGCTTTAGATGCCATAGTCCATGTCGTACATGGGTGATATTTGTGCACAGCCAAATAATATAAATTATCTCTATCATCGCCAAAGGTATAATATTGTTGCATTGTCTTACCAGATTTTGAAGGTCTTCGTACTGGTGTACCATCTAGCATTCTGTGTGCAGTAGATAACATTTGTGCTGACTCTACAATCATCTTAGGTACATGCCTATCGCACAACATTTGTGCAGCAGTTGTTGGATTTTCGTCTAGTACAAATATATTCATGACCACATGGCCTCTGCAAAGTTTCTTAATAAGAATAATAAACCAACAAAGTTTAAAGCAATAAGTGCTCGGTCTTTCCATGCAATTGATACATATACCCAACCACTGATACCAATGATGGATAATATTAAATCATATACTTGCATACCATCAATGCCTCGAATAGACATTGCTCCTAGTATGAAAAAACTAGCGGCCCATTTAATATACCAATCAAGTGTATATTTTGGTGTAGCAGATTTAAATATTCTCTTGCTGTTTTGTAATTCTTTAGGGTCAAATTTAGTATTTTTACTCATGGTATTATTATATCACAATCCTCATTATTTGTCAACAAGGGGGCCGAAGCCCCCTCTCTGTTTCTCCTATATTAATTTACTAATTTCCTCAATGTGGGTATTCATCACTTCAATTCTTTTTTGCATCTTATAAGCCAAATTATCTTTACCCCTTTCCTTTAATTTGTTTTGATAATATATTGCCTCTCGTTTGTCTTGTTTAAGGCGATCCAGTTTAATAACCATAGTTTGTTCCTCATGTTTAAATTAAAAAGAATCATAATATAAAATCTATAGCATAGGCCTCCTATTTTACTATTAGGTTTGGAAATGCGTCACAAACTAATTTCTTTGTGACTCCTTTATATTTCAGCTTTTTATCTTTAGCTGAAATGAGTAGCTCTGCTTCTTCAGCATGGAGTGACTCCAAAACTGTAACAAACATTGCTTCCCTTCTTAAAGGAACAGTTTCGTTTGCAATTGGTCCTTTAAAGAAATATTTAAATCGTCTATGTAATTTAGCTAACGATGAATATTCATATCCCTTTGGTGCATCGTCTGGTGTATATGGCGGTGCTCCTTTAGGTAATACACTCACAACAGTATCATCAAATGCTACTCTGAATATATCTCTTAGTGCGGGTGTTGAGTTTTGTTGTAGATAGGCAATTCTTGCTTTCCTATCCTCTATTTGTGAGGCCTCTGATAGAACCTCTGATATTAATTTTTTAGCCATTGTAAAATTCCTCCACGACTTCAATCAAATTGTTACATCTTTTCTTTATTAAATAATTTAGAACTTTCATCTTCATTGCCGGTTTCTGTTCGTTAAAATTATTTATAATGTTTTGTTGTATGTCCTCAGGGATTTGTGTTAAATCTATCAATCTTTTATTTCTTTGATAATTACGATAAATCTCTTCAGGCATTACATCTCTCAGTCTTTCTGCGTTATGAATCCAATCATCTATCTTTGTTTGTCTTAATGGAGTTTGCTTTGCCTCACTTATAAATGTATCATCTGTTGACAATACATTTGGTACACCGTCTCCAGTGTCGCCTCTAAATATATGATTCCAAAGATATGTTATTGGATTTTCATTAGCAACCATTTTCTTTTGAATGGGACTAAATTGTTTTACATTACTGTATCTTTGTAGTTGTATAAAATCTTTATCTGATGAAACAATCATTACCGGTTCATGTAAACCAAACTCTTGTGTTTGCATTGTAAGTGTGGCAATAATATCATCTGCTTCACAACCTTCGATATGTAATACTTTATATGGTAAATTTTCTTTGATTTCATCTTTTACCATGTGTAATATTCTAAATATTTCTGACCAGTCTTGGTCTGATTCCTCTCTACCTTTCTTTCTATTTGCCTTATAAGGTGGGAATACTTCTCTACGCCAATTTTTCATACCATCAGCGCATATAACCATTTGACCATATTCGTCTCTGTATCTTTTATTATACATACGAATGCTGTTTAATATCATATGACGAATCATATTTTCATCATTTAATTTTTGCACTATTATATTAGATAGTGCTATTTGGCTATAATCAATTAGTATCATCTGGGTCGTCTAAGTCAAAATCAGGTACAAATTCAATCCAACCTTCTTCTCGGTCTTTTGTTTCCTGATGTATTTTTTCTAATCTTTTAATTTTAATATATAGATTATCCATATCACTATGTAATTCATGAGGCACGCCGAAATAACGATTAAACATTCCGAATAACATATTTACCACAACATACATATCTCTACACTCTTGCTGTGTTTCATCTCGTAACATCATGTCTTTAATCTCTGGGGAAACAGTTCCATTACGAATTAATTCTTCCATACACTCCATAAGAAACTGAGCACTATGTATTGCCTCATCACTAAAATATGAAACCTCATCATATGCCTTTTGTTCCTCTTTTTCTTGTATTTCTTTTGGTGTAGGAAACTTAATAATTTTACCCATAGCGTACCTTTTTACATTATATAGTATATTATATCACATTATTTGTCTTTTGTAAACATATTTTTTACACTTTTTGAACCAATACGACAGTTAATTATACCATTATAATATTTGTCGCTGAGAAGCACTTCTCTATCAAACTGTTCTTTTGCCTCCATATAGGCACATTCTCCCTTTGTTTTACATAAATGTAATATTTCTCTATAATAAATGCCTTTACCT